TTAAATGATGATATATAGAGATTTAGTTAACAGGAATATGGATAAACTGAATTATATTTGTGGTAATATTCCTTTATTAAAAACTATATTATTAAAAGCACGTTTTCCTAATTCTATGTTAAAATATATATTTGAATTTAAAAATAAATGGAATAATATACATAGGCATTATTTTAATTTTATTATTTGGGATATAAAAGAAAATGATAAGAAATTTAGTTATGAAATAAGAGATACTCTTGTAAAAAATATAAAAGGAGTAGGATACAAAGTAGCTTCTTTATTTTTAGATATTTGTGGTTATAATAATATATCAGTTATAGATATATGGTCATTACGATTTTTAAAAGAAAAAGGATATATTGAAAAAATTTATTATAGTAAAAAAAGCGGAGAAAGTAGAGGTATATCTAAAAATAAATATATAGAATATGAAAATTATATGAAAATAGAAGCTGATAAATATGGTTATTCAGTAGGATTTTTTCAATTATTAGTATGGGTAAAGTTATCATCTTGGAATAAACGATATGATAAAAATCAATTATTATTAAATTTTGATGAGGATAAGAAATGATAAATACATTTATGAATAGTTTAATGATAGATTATGATATAATATTTTTTACTATAAAACAAACAGATGATATAATTAAAATAACATATAAAAATATAAAAAAAGAAATAGTATTAAAAAGAAATATTAAAAATAATTGTTTTGAATGTATTAGTCATCAATTATTAGATGACGGTTATAGTAGAGTAAAAATAAATCAAAAAGGTATACGATTACATAGATTAGTATATTGTTTATTTCATAATATAGAATTAAATAAAATAAAAGGATTAGTCATACGTCATATGTGTGGTAGTAAAAATTGCAGCAATTCAAAGCATTTATTACCAGGTACACATGAACAGAATGCATGGGATCGAAAAATGCACAATATGACTGCATGCGGTGAAAGGAATGGATCATCAAAATTAAATGAAATAGCTGTTATGTGTATACGGGATAATGAAAATGGTATGCCTGATGATTATTATGCTGATATGTATGGTGTGACTATTGATACGATAAAAAGAATAAAACAGGGTAAATCCTGGAAACATTTATTATAATATAATAAGAAAGGAGAAATATAAAATGATAAATAAAATATGTAATAAACAAAAATATAATAACTTATATGAAAAAGCAAAAAAAATAATTAATAAAAATAATCCATGTAAATTTAAAAATGGAGTTTGCATTCATGAAAGAAATAATATAAAAGAAAAAAGAGAAGTATCTCAATATTGCTGTTGTAAAAGTATTTTTTCAAATGAAATAGACCATTGCATACATTTTTACGAAGACATAGGATGTACTGTAAAAGCATTATTATGTAAAATATGGTTTTGTGAAGATGCATATAAAAATTTTTCAAAAAAAGTAAAAAAGAAATTAATTCGTATAAGTAATCAAGCATATAAATTAAAGGTATATTATATAAGGGAATCAATGGAAGAATTTTTATGTAGAATATAAGGAGAAATATAAAATGAGTGAAATAAAAGATTTAATAGAAGATTATGGAATTATAGAATTAAAAAAATTGTTTTTTGTAGAATGCCCAATTAAATTATGTCAATTACCATATCCAGGTCATAAAAATGGATGTCCCAATGTAGGAAAATCAAAAAGTTGTCCGCCATTTGTAAAAAGAATAGAAGAAAAATATAATATTATAGATAAGCCATGTTATTTTGTATATGTAAAGTTTAATTTAAAAAAACAAGAAGAAAGAATGTTAAAAATACATTCAGAATGGACAGTAAAACAAGCACGATGTAATTTATATTGGCAAAAATCAGTTAAAAAAATAATAAAAAATGAAATCATACATTTTGATTATAAAAGATATAATATGTCTTTTGAAATGATACCGGAAGCTATGGGAATGCATGTTTTTGAAACAGCTCATTATCATAATATACCACTGCCAAGAATCATAAAGAATTATGTGTATAAAGTTGCATTTATGGGAGAATTAAAATATAATGAGAAAGGAGAAATATAAATTATGTATAATTTTGGTAAGAATATAAAACATTTAATTACTGAAAATCAAAATATGACATTAGTATATGCTGCTGATAAATTAGGAATAAGTGTTATAAAACTAAGAAGTATTACAAATTCAGATCAATACCCTAACAAAGAATTATTAAGGGATATATGTAATTTTTTAGGTTTATCATATGAATGGGCTATTATAAAAATAATAGAAGAGCAGGGACATAAATATATGTCAAGTAAATTATACGATTATCATAGTAAAGATATTGCTGATAATATAAAAGAAAGTATGTACTTTTCTTTAAAATTTGAGTAATATAGAGGTAATATGAACGAAAAAAACATTAAAAAACCAGTAAAAAAGACTCAAAATTTAGAAAAACCAATTAAAAATAGTGAAAAAACAAACAATATGACTATAAGTTTACCTAAATTAAAGAAATTATTCCCTATAAATTGTAAGGAAAAAGGATTATCTGCCAAAGAAACCAGATTTGTAATTGTTTATTGTACAAATGGTTTTAATACTGAAAAAGCAATAAAAATAGCAAATATAAAGGCAAATGGTAAAAATTCAGCTATAAATCAGGCATGTAGATATTTAAATTCAGAAAAAATGTATGAAGTGATAAAAGAATTTTGTGATTTGATGATAAAACCATATAAAAATAAATTTGAATATTTATTATTAGATGTATATTGGAAAAGAGCATTTTATGACATAAGTACATTTATAGATGATGATGGTTTACTTATTCCTTTAACTAAAATATCGGATGAATGGCGTATATGTATTGATGGAATTGATATAAAATATTATGGTAAAGAATTAAAGGAAGTAAAAAAGTATATGCTACCTGACAGGGCAGATGCAATGAAAAATTTATATAATCTCATAACCCTTAAAATATTAAGTGACAAGGGTATGGATAGCATGCCACAAGATGATTTGAATGATCGTCTAAATAATATATTAAATAACGGACAAAAGGATGGAATATTAAAATTTAATTCTGATATGTTCAGTAAGAAGAAAACAGGATAAGGAGAAAATAGGATAAGGAGAAATAGAATTATAATGGAAAATAATTATATACCAACATTACAAAATGAAATTGATATTCTTATTCCATTATCACAAAAAGATATAGATATACTTATAAATTATCTTGATAGAATTGATTGGTTTTATGAAGCAAGAAATAATAAAATACCCACAAAAGGAGAAATAAATATTATGGATAATGAAACAACAAATGAAACTGTAAATGAAGTTTTAAATAAAAAGAATAGAATAATTAAAAAGTTAAAAAAGAAAAATAGAAAGTTAAATAATTTAATTAACTATTTATTAGAATATGTTGGTTGTATAGTTGATACTAATTATTGTGATAAATATAAAAATTGTATAACATGTATATATAAATATACAATAAAAAAGGAAAAACATAATGACAAATAATATATTTGATGTGTTTATTGTCATGATTGGTTTAATTGGAATATTGATATTATCATTTATTACATATGTGATAGTATCTATTAAAATAAAAAGGATGGAAAGGAAAACAAATGAAACATAATCATAGTAAGGAAAGATCTGATATAATATCAGAATTAGGTTTATCAGAAGATGGTATAAATATAATGATAAATGAATTAGTCAATGATATAAAAAGTAATATGGCACCTTTTTATGATGTACTACAAAAATTAGATTGTAAAAGTCATAGTTGTTATTTTGCCAGAGATAAAACAGGCATGCGGGTAAATAATGGATGTACTTGTTTAGATAATTTACAATCTGGAAAATTAAAACTTACAATATGTAAATTATGGCGTATAATGAATATCATATTTTAATATAAGGAGAAATAAATAGTATGGTAAATTGGAATGATTTAATTATTTTATCTGATTTAGATACAAAAAAAGAAAGAGAAAAAGTCAATAAAGAAATTGAATTATTTGATAATCAATATAATGGTACATTTTTATTAGATTTAGATGATGTATTATCAATTATGAATAAGGAGAAATAGAAAATTATGATAAATGAATATACTAAAGATGCAATAGAAAAGTTTATGAATAATGAAGGATGTAATTTTAAATTAAAATTCGGTTATGAAGAAACAAAATTAATTATATTATTTATTGATAGATTAAAATGGTATAATATAATTAAAAAGAAAAATAGAAAATTATTTATAAACAATTTAAAAAATATAGTATATGAGAAAACATGTATAGAAGTATATGAGAAAAATGATTTTTAATTTAATAATGTAAATAAATAAGGAGAAATAGAAAATGTTTATATGGATTATAATTAGTATTCGATGTGTTATTTTTATGTATGTTTTATCGTTGACATTGACATACACAGTTCAGATTATTTTTGATTATATAAAAGTATTTACGGAAGGTGGTAATATATATTATAATTTTATATATATATCTATATCTATATTATGGGGATTGTTTCTTTTTTCTTTTTATATAGAAAAATTGATATTATAAATAAATGAGTTATACAAATGATTTTATATCACTTATACATGAATGGCCTCATTATATTGAACATATTATAAATCAGCATGCCAGTAATGTATTAAAACCATTACATTCATACTGGATTAGATATATATGGAATAATGATAATGAAGATCGATGTTTACAAGCTGCCAGAGATCAATTTAAAACGACAGCTGTAATGTTTTATGGATCTATTTGGTGGTTGTTGTTTCATCCTAATGATCGTATTGCACTTATTAAAAAAAAATATAATGATGCTGCTGCAATAGTTACTGCAATACGAAATGCAATGCTATTACCCAGGGTAAGGGAATTATTTAAATATGTACATGGGGAATATCCTACTTTTAAAACTAAAAGAGAAGGGAAACTTGAATTTTCATTTAAAAAAACTATAACACCTGAAGGAAGTATAAATGCATTGGGTATTGATACAACTGTTACAGGTAGTCACTTTGATAAAATATTATGTGATGACTTTGTTAATTTAGATGATCGTATTAGTGCAGCAAAAAGAGATAAGACAAAGTATATTATACGTGAACTAAGAACAAATGTCATTGGTCAAGATCGATATTGCGGTTTTATTGGGACACCTTGGCATAAAGAGGATGCATGGTCGATATTACCAGATGCTTTGATGTTTGATATTTATGATTGTAATATATTAAATGAAAAACAAATAGAAGAGAAAAAAGCAAAAACTACATTACCATTATTTGCTATAAATTACTTATTAAAACACATCCCGGATGATGGATTATTATTTTCAAATCCACAATATGGAATTTGGGGATATAATGCCGGTAATGTATATGGACATATTGATGCTGCATTTGATGGGATACATACATGCGGATTGACGTTTATGTCTGAAAATAAATATACCGGTAAATTACAAGGGTATGGAAAAATATATACTGGTAATGTAAAAAATTGGTTAGATGTCATAGAAGTGAATTATAAAAAAAGAAGGTGTAAAAGAATTTATATAGAAAATAATGCTGATAAAGGATACACAGAATCACTACTAAAAAGTAGGGGTATAAATGTCACTGGATATCATGAAAGTATGAATAAACATCATAAAATATGTACATATTTACATGATCAATGGAAAAATATTATATGGGACAATGATACTGATCCTGAATATATAGAACAAATAACGGATTATATGAAAGATCAAGAACCGGATGATTGTCCTGATAGTGCAGCGTCATTAATTCGTGAAAAATTTGCATCCGTGAAGGGTGATAAATCTAAAGATATACTATATAGATTGAATTAAAAAGTACTTGTTTTTTGTAAAGATATATGATATATTTACATAGAGACATTTTAAAATTATTATTTTATAAGGAGTGTATAATTATGACAAAGAAAAAGGCAGAAAAAGAAGTTATTAAAAATATAGTAGATTGGTCAAATATATTTTGTCCTGTTATAAATAGTAAATGTAAAACAGTTGGTTGTATAAGTTTTAAAAAAGGTAAAATTAGTCAAGATGAAGATGGATGGGATTTTGATTATAAAGCATATTGTAATTGTCCGCTTGTAACTGGTATTATGTATTATGTAGAAAAATAATATATATTATGAAAAAAATATTGTTAATAGATGCAGATTCAAAAATACCTAATATTGCTTTAATGAAATTAAGTACACATTATAAAAATAAAAATTATGATGTCGATTTAATAAAATTAAATATTCCTTATTTCCCAAATAAAAGAAAACAAGTATATGATATATTTAATAGTTCATTATATGAGAAGGTATTTTGTAGTATTATTTTTAATAATAACAAATATAATGTTATAGGAAAAAATATAATATATGGTGGTACAGGTTATGATATAAAAAGTAAATTAGATATAGAGATAGAAAAAGAAAAACCAGATTATAGTATTTATCCCGAAAATGATATCTCATATGGTTTTATCAGTAGAGGATGTATAAGAAAGTGTAAATTTTGTATAGTACCTGAAAAAGAAGGATTTATCCATCAGGTAAATAATATCAGTGATATTATAAAACATGATAAAGTAAAGTTTTTAGACAATAACTTTTTAGCATTATCAAATCATACAGATATTTTAAATGAGCTTATTGAAAGAAAAATTAAATGTCAATTTAATCAAGGGTTAGATATTAGATTAGTAAATAAAAGTAATTCTTTGTTATTATCAAAATTAAATTATTTAGGAAATTATTTATTTGCATTTGATGATATTAAATATTTAAATATAATAAAAGAAAAATTAAAATTATTAGATTGGAGAAATAAAGATCAAATAAGATTTTTTGTATATGTTCATCCAGATATGAAAATAAATAATATAACACAAAGAATACAATTTATAAAAAATAATGAATGTTTACCATATGTAATGAGGGATATATCATGTTGGGCATCAACTAATAATCATTTTTATACTGATATAACTGTTTATTGTAATCAACCACATATATTTAAAAAAATGTCTTTTATTGAATTTTTAAAGAAACGACATAGAAATGAAAGCAGAATTGAAAATTCATATAAATTATATATGTCGAATTAAAAAAGTATTTGTTATGAATAGAGATGTATAATATATTTTAATTTTATAAGGAGAAATAAATATTATGTATGATACTAAAAAACAACCTAAAACACCTAAACTAAATATTAAACCAACACCGAGAAAAATACAAACATCTTTATGTACTGAAACATATAATCAATTTTTAAAAAAAGAAAAAAATAACCTGGTATTATTAGAATCACCTTATGCAGGAAAGACAAAAAAAGAAATAGATCATAATGTTAAATATGCACAATTATGTATGAAAGATTGTTTTGATCGTGGGGAATATCCTTTTGCATCCCATTTGTTATATACCCAACCAGGCATTTTAAATGACACTATACCGGAAGAAAGAGAAAAAGGCATTATGGCAGGGTTAGCATGGGGTAGACATGCAAGTAAAACTGTGGTATATTGTGATTATGGCATATCAAAATGTATGATGGAAGGTATGGAAAAAGCGGATAGTGAAGGTAGAGAAGTTGAAAAACGATATTTGTATTATAGTAGTGGAAGGATAATAAATAAGTGAAAGTGGCTGTATTATGTGAATTTTCTGGAATAGTCAGAGATGCATTTATTGCACAAGGACATGATGCAATATCATGTGATATTCTACCAACTGAAAAACCAGGTCCACATATACAAGGAAATTTAATAGATTACGACTGGTCTAATTATGACTTAATAATTGCACATCCGCCATGTACATTTTTATCAAATATTGCTAATGCTGCATTTAAAAAAAATCCTAATAGAAAAAATGATAGATTTGAAGCATTTGATTTTTTTATGTATATATGGAATTTACCAGTAAAAAGAATGTGTATTGAAAATCCAGCAGGATATATGAATTCTCATTTTAAAAAAGCAGATCAAACAATACATCCTTATTTTTTCGGTGATAGAGAAATGAAAAGAACATGTTTATGGTTAAGAAATTTACCTACATTATTTCATTTTCCTATAGATAGTTTAGTATTTAAAAAAACACATGTTAAAAAACCTGAACCTGTGGCTTATGTAAAATCCGGAAAAAGAAAAGGAACTCCTTTATATTATATGCATAAATGTTATGTGTATGGTAAAAATAGAGGAAAAGAAAGATCTCGAACATTTTCAGGAATAGCAAATGCAATGGCCGATCAATGGGGAAAATTAAAATAAAATGAGTAATGGATTATATCAAGTAAAAACAAATTATTTGTGTGCAGGATTTTTTATAAAGAATAATAAAATAATAATGATAGCACCTATTTTAAAAAATAAAATTGATTATTGGAAAACTATAGCTAAATGTATAAAGGAGGATTAAAATAAAATGTCAAAAAATGATAAATTTAATGTTGACGGTTGGATGAATGCACTTGTAGGATTAGGTAAAACATTTGATAAAGATAAACATACTTATTATGGAACATATAATCCATTATCAAAACAAGAATTATCTAATATATATATGGGAGGTGGATATTCAAGAAAAGTAGTCGATGAAAAATGTGATGATATGACACGGGAATGGATCACTATACAAGATGATGAAGATGAAGAAATAAATGGACATCTTGAAAGATTAAAAGCGGAATCTGTTTTTAATGTTGCTATAAAATGGATGAAGTTATATGGTGGTAGTATTATCATTATGGGTATATTAGATGGACAGGATTTTGATAAACCACTAAACATAAATAATAAAAATAATAAAATTAGTTGGTTAAAACCTGTAAGCAGTTCAAATATATGGTTAAATTATTCTACATTTGTAAAAGATCCTAAAGATCCGAATTTCGGTAAAGTAAAAATATTTAATTGTTATGTCGGGCCTGAACAAAAGGAATTAAAAGTTCATCATAGTCGTGTTTTAGAATTTCATGGTTTACCAGTACCTGAAGATATTGGTAATTCAAATATAGAATTAAGATATTGGGGAGGTAGTTTTTTAGAATCTGTATACGACAATCTTAAAAGGTATTGTGGAATTTCTGCTAGTATTGCAAATATACTTTATGAATTTTGTATTGGTAAATATGTCATAAAGGGATTAACTGAAAAATTAGCAGAGGGAAATGAAAATCAACTTATAACACGTATGGAAATTATACAAATGTATAAAAGTGTATTAAATGCGGTTATATTGGATGAGGGTGAATCATTTACATCCGAGTCAAAATCTGTTGCTGGATTACCAGAATTGATTGACAGGGTAATGATGGATTTATCAGGTGCATCCGGTTATCCGGTTACAAAACTTTTCGGACGTTCACCTGCAGGGGAAAATGCAACAGGAAAAAGTGATGAAAGAAATTATTATGATAGGGTAAAATCAGAACAAAAAGAAAAATTAAAAGATCCATTGCAAGAACTTGTTAATTTAATTGATAAAACATATGATATATCGGGTGATACTCATTTAATAGAATTTAATCCATTATTTCAATTGACAGAAAAAGAACAGGCAGAGGTGGATAAAATAAATGGTGAAACTGATCACATATATATACAAGATGGTGTGTTAGATGCAAGTGAAGTACGAATAATGAGATTTCCGGAATTACCACAATTACCGGATATACCGGATGAAACAACCATGATTAAAAAAGAAGAAACCACAATAGAAAAAAAAGATGGGTTTTTAAGTAAATTTTTTAAAGGGAAAAGGAAATAAAATGTTAAGCTTTTTATATACAATAGGATATATGAAAAATAATTCACATTTATTTAAATTATGGTGTTGGCTTGCATATAAAAAAATATATCATATTTTACAAATACCATCTCATTACATAAAAGGATTTTGGTATAAATATAATTTAAAACAAATAACTTATTTTTGTTTGGGTATTATTAAAGAAAAAATTTACAAACAACAATTTAAAATTAAAGAGGTCACTAATATAAATTATGGATGAATATACAGTAAACTTTAAAGCAGCATTAAAAGCAAAAAGACGTAATCAAAAAACTAATCGTATAAAAACTGTATTTCCTAAATGGTTATATCCACGATCAACAGAAATAAAATATTATCAAATGCTAAGATCATTAGTAAGAAAACCGATTAAGGAAAAAGCTGATTTTATTATTACTCATAATATAGAAAGATGGATAAAAGAAAAAGAACGAATGGATATGAAATCAGTTTTTTATTTAACAATTGATAATGAAAATATAGATAAATATAATACATATACTATGTCAATACATTCTATAGCAAATAATGATGAATGGTATGATGAAATATATAATATGAATAATGAACTTAGCATGATAAACAATAATATAATAGGTAATGTACAATCACCTCAATTATCTGAATTATGGCATAACCTGTCAATTATAGCTGATACAGTTTTTATGTTTAATGAAAAACAATGGGAAAAACAAACTATAGCAGTGTTGGGGTATCCATATAAAACAAATGATCTGTGGTGGAAAGATTTAAAATATGCCTGGATATTAGAAAACTTTAATATTATTAAGAATATGTCACAAGAGTACATAAATAGAATTTCAGAAACTATAAACCGAACTATTAGAAATGGTTTATCCATAGAAGAAATTATAAAAGAAATAAATAAAATTGATAGAATGGTTTTTAAAAATCGTGCATCCCTTATTGCTGTTGATCAGATAGGTAAATTAAATGCACAAATTACAAAAAGGAGACATTTACAAATTGGCATAAAATATTATGTATGGGAAACTCAAAGGGATGAAAGGGTACGGGGAAATCCTAAAGGACTATATCCGAAGGCTTTTCCTTCTCACTGGGTAATGCAATCTATGATTTGTAGTTGGTTAGATGATAATGTATTTGCAGAAATGAAAGATATTGATATGGAAACAGGAAAAATAAAATGGCAGCAACGATTAACAGAAATGCCAAGAGCAATTCCAGGTGAGGAATTTCGGTGTAGGTGTATAGGTCGGCCATTCTGGTTAGGTTTATTTTTAGAAGTAGATAAGGAAATTGATAAAGAAAAGGAAGGATTAAAAATTATATGAAATACAATAATTTATTTATTAAAGCAGTTAATTTTTATAAAGAATTATATAAAAGTGATTTAAATAATAATAGTGATGTTAAAAATAATATATATAAGAATATTATTTTTTATAGAAGTTTAGAACCAATTGCAAAAGTACAATGTCATATGTATAATTAGTTAATTACATATGTATAATATTAAATTAAGGAGAAATAGAAAATGAATAATATAAATAGTGAATTATTAAATGAAATTAAAACATTTATTGAAAATGGAGAGTATGGAAGTATCACAATTAAAAAACAAGATAAAAATGCACCTATTGATATTATAAGAGAAAAAAAAGAGAGGTACTATCCAGTAAGGGAGGGAAAAGGAATAGTACCTCATAAACGTAAACCGGAGGAAATAAGAGAGGGATAATTTATTTTTTATTTATTCTATAATTTTTAATTATATCACCTTTAATATTAAGGTATGCAATATTATAAGTTGGATGATAATTTCCGGTTTTTTCATTAGTAAAATAAATAATTAGATACGAATTTACGGCTCCAATTACAACACCATAATTATTATTTTGTATAACTATTTGTCCAGGTTGTAAAAAATCTAATTCATAATATGTCTTTATATATTCCCATGAATCTTTTTCTGATTTTGTAATTTTAATGTCTTTCATTTATTCACTCCTTATAAAATATAAATTATATTGACAATCTAAATTCTTTTTCACATGATGGACAATAAAATTTTACAGTCTCATAAAATCCATCCTCATCTTGAATAAATTCAGGAACTTTAGCCGTGAACGTTTCCCCGCATATGGGACATGTATAATGTATTGAATTTATTAAAGATTGTTTCTTTAATAAGTTTATTAAAAATTCATATTTTTCTTTCGGAGTTTCCCCATCTAAAAGTTTTATTATCAATTTATCATATGGTTCCATAATTATTATTCCTTTCATTCTCCCTTTTAATAAATTTTATCTTTATATACAAATATATCAAATTTTTCTTTTGATAATTTCTTTTTTTTAAAAAATGTCTCTGCCATCTCTTTTGCTTTTTCTTGCGTATTATGTTGTCGTGAACAATATGGAGTATCGTGTTTTATATATCCAGTCATATATTGTTTTTTAATTTGTATAAATGATCGCCACATATTCATCCTTCCTTCCTTCCTTCTCCCGGATACTGTTCAGGATTAGATATTTTATTCAAAATCATCAAAATCAATAGTTGTAGTGTAACTGTAATTATTAAACAACCATTCTGATGTTAAAATATCACCAGTATCTTTATTTTCAATTTCTTCTTCCCAATCTATAATATCAATTACTGGCATGATTCCTAATTTTTTTGCAGCTCTTATACGATGACAACCTTCTGTTGCAAAATAAATACCCTCTGCTTCATCGTAATATGCTTTAATGGTAGGTGCTCCCATTTTTTTCATATTGGCAATCACCTCATCTAAGTGCTTTTTATCATATTCTTTATGTAATAATACTATTTCCATATTTTCCCTCACTCTCATATATACATTAATACTATTTTTAATAAAAGTCAAGCATTTTTTTAAAAATAATACATATTTTTTAAAAAAAATCACATATATATATACAATGTATATACTTTTATCTTTACATATCCTATAGATATATATATATTTTAAATTGAATACGGATAACGAAAAAATCGAAGCCGGACATTCCATGTGATATATGGGTTGTTCGGCTTTTTTTTATTTGGGAGGAAAATAAAATAACAACAATTGATATAAAAAGAACTGATTTTAATGCACGTGGTGCCACATGGGGATTAAATGTAACAATTCCACCCAGTACTACAATTGCAGTAATTGCATATCTTTTACCTATCAATCCAATTTATGCTATAGCATTCCAATGGACAGGTGCAGCATTAAATCCAATTATACAATTTACAATGAATTCTAAGGAACTTATAGAAAATGATACAGTTTTATGGGTAACATGGAATAAAACAAATATTATTAGTTTAGCCATAAATGGTATTCGATTTACAAATGCATCAACACTTACACAAGCAACAGCATCTATAAATATAAAAGGTTGGATATAAAATAAATGTCTGATACAATAAATGAAGGAAATAATATTTTTACATCACATGATAATATATATGTATCAGAAAAAAATATACCGACAATAGAAAATGATTGTGTAGATACTGCACAAATAGGAAGATGTTTTCAACATGGTTGTATATGGATAAATCAAACAACAGATCAAGCATTCATATGTATTAAAAGTGATGTAAAAAATACTGTATGGAAACAAATAACAACATAAAGGAATATAATGCCAATACCTACACCTGAAAAAGAAGAAAAACAAGAAGATTTTATTAGTCGATGTATGAACATGATAAAAGATGATTATGAAACTAATGAGCAAGCATTGGCTATTTGTTTTTCTACTTGGAAAGATAAAAATAAAGATCACGATGATGATAATTTAGATAATCATATTATAGTACAAAGATATGATTTATTAGATTTATCTGAAATGGAAGAAAAATTTAAAAAGACAGATGAAGGATATTTAAAAGGTCAAGCCATAATTACAAATATTGGTATTTTTCCTTATCGTAATTATGATAATACTGTACGTTATGAATTACGACTACCGGAAGAAGTTATGAATAATGATTCTATAAATACATTAAAAATGATACCACTTACTAATGAACATCCCATCGATAGAAAAATAGATATAAATAATATTAAAGAATTTCAAGTTGGTCATTTAGGTGATAATATACGAAAAACAGATCAGTATATATCTAATTCAATTATTATTACTGATAAACAAGCTATTATTGATGTGCAAAAAGGAAAAAGAGCATTATCAGCAGGATATAGTCTTTATACTGAAAACACATCCGGTACATGGTTAGGTATTCATTATGATATGATACAAAGAAATATAAGATACAATCATGTAGCAATTGTTGATAAAGGCAGGGCAGGCGATGCCGCTGTTATGAGAATGGATTCAAAAAATACAACTTATTATAATATAAGTTGGAATAAAAATAATGATAAAGAGGAGGTAATAATGCCAGACTTAAAAAAGATTCAAATTGATAATGTGGAATATGAAGCAGAGAAAGAAGTCATACATGCATATACAAGTGAAAAGAAAAGAGCGGATGAATTACACAATGAAAATACTACATTGAAAACAGAAAATGAAAAATTGAAAACTGATAATAGTACTATGGAAGCTGATAGAGACACATACAAAGATAGAGCGGAAAAGGCAGAAGATGCTTTAAAAAACACAAATACCGATGAACAAAAGATAAATGAAGCGGTAAAAAAAAGATTGGTTATTTTGCAAATAGCAATTGATGCAGAAATTGATGTAAGAGATAGTATGTCAGAAAGTGATATTCAAAAAGCTGTTATTATGAAAGTTTCACCAAATGCCAATTTAGACGGAAAAGACAATACATATATTCAAGCACGATTCGATGGAGCTATTGAAAGAATTGCAGAAATGAAAGATGAAAATGCAACATACTCGGCTTTAAATTTTCAACCTGGAAAAACTACTATTCCATCATCGGAAAAAGCAAGACAGGATAATATTGAAAAAATGAAAAAAATTAGTAGAGGGGAGGCAGTGTAAATTATGGGTGCATATGAAAATTTAGACAAATGGTTTGCAGGTATGAAACAGGGAGTTGATGGAAATGAAACTATCGAAACATTAAGAGCTGCTGAACAAATTAATAATGGTAATTCTATTTTTGTGTACGAAGGTGATAATGTAAATGGTTATAATATAAAACAGGATACATCTACTATTACCCTTGATGCAGAACTTGTAACCGGTAATACACTTACAACAACAGTATCAATAGATGGTGTTGCTCAAACTCCTGTTGCAACAGTATGGATTTCATCTCATGATGATACTATGGATTTGCATTTAGCAGATTTGGAAGCGGCCATTAGTGATTTAGTAGTTACATTGACTGATCTCTCAACTAATTTACAATTTACATTATTGACAAAGGGAAAAAATATATCATTAGTAACATCGATTGTTACTGGTGGTGCTACACAGGCAGGTACTGTAATTGCTTATACATGTAGTCAGGTATTTGCAGGCATTGCTGTTTTTACTCAAAGATCATTTAATGATTCTGTTGGTGTATATCCAGAAGATGAAGCGATGAACAATATGACAAGAGGAAAAATAGTTATTAATACATCTAAAGCAGTGAATGCAAATACACAAGCGTATGTAATTTGGGATTATAATTCGGCAGATCAAGGAAAGTTTACGGATGTAGCAACAGATAATTATGAAACAAAATGTACTTTTAGAAGTAATACAACAGTTGCTGGATTAGCTGAGATAGAAGTAAATGGACAATACAGAGATGTTACTCCATAATAATATAAAAATAAGAGAGGAGGAAAATATATATGCCTAATACATATGTCGATCAAACAAGATTGGACGCTGGAGAAAGTGCTTTTTTCAAACGGGAATTGGAAGTAGTCAAAACAAAAACATATGATACAAAGTATAAAACTTTAAAAGCTAAAACACTTATTCCTATATCAACAGAAGGTGGACAAGGTGCAACTCAAATAACATGGCAAAGTTTTACAGGTGTCGGATTTGCGAAAATTATAGCTGATTATGCAAAAGATTTTCCAAGAGTTGATTTATACGCCGAAGAGCATACAGTAAATATTAAAGATGTAGGCGATAGTTACGGATACTCATTACGTGAAATTAGAGCATCTCAATTTGCCGGTAAACAATTAGACGTTCGTAAAGCAGCATTAGCAAGGCGTGCAGTTGAACAGGAAATAGATTCTATAGGTTGGAATGGTAATGAACAATACAATATACAAGGACTAATCAATTATCCTGGAATTACTGAATA